CATTATGATGGAGCGAATAAGTTCACAGCACCTATTGCAGGAGTTTATACTTTTAATTTAAAAGGCACAATGGTAAGTAGTGGATTTACTACATCAACTCAAAATTGTACTGTTGGATGTTATGCATGGATTTATGATGCAGGTGGGACAGTTCAAAGTAATAATTTAATAGGATATCTTACTGCTACAAATCCAAGTAATCCAATAACCTCATTTAATATTACTAGACAATTAATTTTAAATGATGGATGGTATGTAATTTTTAAAGCTATAAAATCAGCATCAATACCTGGTATTACTGCAACACTACAAACTAATTCATTATTAGAATGCGTGGATAATTCAATCGGTGGAGGTATCTTTGTAACAGTAGATAATGCTGATATTCCGTTATATCTTTATGAGATGGAGTATCCAATGTGTCAAGATGATTTCGATATCATTATGGCAAACACAGTCGGAACAGTGCAATTTAACATGAATGGACAGCCTTACCGTAGAGGATGGATATCGGAACTAACCTATAACCATACAAGAGGAATGGCTACTATCAAATTAATAAGTAAGAATAATGGCAATTAGTTTTATACCTAACCAACCAATATTATTTGAAGATCCTTTATTTGCAGGTCAGCCTTGTTTAAACAATGATACAAGAGCATATGCACAGCTTGCACAAGCTGGAGATACTACTTGCATTCAGTTTATGAATGAGCCAGTAGGAACAACTTATGCTTGTGATATGACTACATTTAATGATGATGTAGTTAATGGAAGCTTTGCATCTGACTTAAGCAATTGGGATGAGTATGATTTTGCAACAGGAACTAATACAGGAGCACCTACAACATGGACTTGGACAGTTAATGGAGCAACATCAGATCCTACTGCATCACAGATTGGATTAATACAATCTATTCCTGGAGGACTTGGAGATATATTTCTAATTACCTTTGAATTTACTTATGATAATGCAGGAGATTTCAAGATTGGATTTGGCGATGGCACAACAAACAGTTGGAACTGGGTTAACTTATTAAATAACTTTGAAACTAATATAGATGGCAGAAGATGTCTATTAGTTAGTTCTTATATCGGTTTAGATTTCGCTTTCTATTGCAATACTTCAGCAGTTACAATAAAGGATTTAGTAATTAGAAATGTAACAGCAGGAGAATGCGTAGTGCCTAATAGCAGTGTTAATGCACATTGGACTTATGTCGAGTCAGTAAATGGATGGCAAAAGATAGATGGCTCAGCAGCTACTGCATATCCTTTGACTATATTTAGTAGTATAATCAATGCAACTGACTATAAGTTAAGTTACAAAGTAATGAATATGCCTGAAGATACCATTGCTTATATGGAGATTCAAGATACTGGTAATGCTACTTTATCAAAGACTTATTTAAATGGAGAGTTTGCAGAGTATTTCACTTATTCAGGTGCAACAGGACAGCCTTATATTTTAGCTAATCCTGAAGCACAGAATGGAGTTATTTATGATATCAAGTTTGAAGAAATGTGCTATGATCAGCGTATATCAGTTACTTATCCTGATGGCTCTCCAGCTTCAATTTGGTATGATTCAAGTAGTGCTACTAATCCAATCACATACTATGCAGATAGAATGATATGGTGCTTTGATTGGGAAACTTTAGAGAGTGCTGAAACACCAGGAGCTCAATTAAGTAGTGATTGCTACACTATCAGTGTTGATGATCAGTGTGCAGGTGCAACTACTCAATCTTATACGATTGTAAACTATAAGGAATCAGGATCTCATGACTGCTCAGTTATGGTGCAAGGAACTAATCAAGGCTATGCTTTTGGTTTCTTCTTTAATGCTTCAGGATCAAATGTATTCTTTAGATTAAGACAGCGATTAAGATTGCTTCAATTCAATCCGATGTATCCTGTCAAGACTGAGCAATACTTGTATTCAGATGGAACAATGAGCAGACCTTTTGCTCAGAGTGGCAAAGTTAGAACTGCATGGTTTGACTATGTAGATGAGCCTACGCATGATGTTATTAGACTTCAATTATTATCTGATACCTTACTAATAGAAAACAATCAGTTCTTTTGCATTGCAGAGGATTACGAGCCTGAATGGGGAGAGAATGGTAAGTATAACCTTGCTCAATCGAAAGTGGCTCTAATGGCACAGAATGAGCCTACATTGTATAATAAAAATTGTATATGAGAGGAATAGTAACAATAGCAATGAAGCATCCATTGTATGGCAAGTATGCCTACAATCTTGCTTTGTCAGCTAAGTCAGCGGATATGAATGTTCAGGTAGCAGTGATTGCTGATGAAGAAGGATTAAGACATTTACATCCTGGACAAAGAATGATATTTGATCACATCATTGAGCCTAAGTCAGAGAAGCCATTAGTGAACAAGTTCTATCTTGCGGAGTTAAGTCCATTCGAGGAAACATTATTTGTAGATGCAGACATGATCTTCAGTCCAATGGCAGACTTCAACGAGTTTTGGAGGTCTATGACTACAGTAGATTGGACAATGGCTAATCGTGGCAAGGATGATATAGTGAAAGGAATTAGTGAATGGACCACAAAAGAAGATATTGCAGAGGCTTATGGAGAAGTAGAGCAGTGGTATGATTTATCATCTGAATGGATTTACTTCAAGAAAAATGACCTAAGTTATACTATCTTTGCTAATGCTGAGATGTACTACGATGATAACAAGTTAAAGGTAAGAGAATTCGCTGGAGATAGACCTGATGAGCCTTACTTTAATTTATCACTGATTAGCGTGAATCATCAGCCACATCAAGCACCTTATCAGCCAACCTATTGGCAGCCTGCGATGAAAGGTTTTCCTGGAATCATGGGAATCAAGAAAGGTTGGATGGCTTTCAGTGTAGGAGGTAAATTCATTCCTCAACAACAAATGCAAGTTTATGATGAGCTTGCGAAAAACGCATCCTTCAGGATGAACATGCCGAGCATGAAAATTGCTCAAAAATTTAACCAACTAAGTGAAAGAAAAGTAATTTAATGGCAGCAGTAACACCAGCATTCCTTGAGCCGTATTTAAGTTCTAAATACAGACATTCATACTACCATGATGCAGTAGAATTAGCTGAAGAGTTAGCTATCCATGCTGATGGAGAGTTTCCTGATGATCTAATATCAGAACGCAGACCAGCGGAGAGTGAAGAAATTAAAAACTATCGTAAAAAGATATTCACTCCAATCACTAAGCCAGTGTTCACGAAAGTGTACAACAGCTTGATGAAGATCCGTAAATCTTCTGATTGGATGATAAGCTTCCCGACTAATATTCCTGCATTCATTGCGGAGGATGAAGCACCTGAGAAGTACTTAATGAAGGACTTACCTCGTAATGGAAGCATCACTAATTGGATGTTCAGTGTGGCATTTAAGCCATATTTGATAGATGCTAATGCTGTGGTGTTAACAATGCCTATCAATTATGAGATACAAGAGAATGAATACTTTAAACCATATCCTCGAATCTTTACATCAGCACAGGTATTAGATTATCGTATTAACGAGTTCTATCTGTTACAAGATGCAGAGTTATTCAGCTATGAAGAAGATGATTACTACTTTACTAATGGTAGAAGATTCTTCCTTATTCAGCCTGACATCTTCCAAGTATTTGAAGAGAAGAATGGTAAGATAAGTGAAGTGTTTCAGTTTCCGAATGTCTTAGGATATATACCGGTAAGGCATATGAATGGAATGGTTGTCCAACAAGGCAACCATTGCACACTATATGAGAGCAGAATCAGTGGTATAGTTCCAATGCTTAACGAAGCAGTTCGTGAGTACAGCGATTTACAAGCTGAGATAGTTCAGCACATTCACTCAACTATGTGGGCCATCCAGCCACAGCAGTGCGGAAGATGTAAAGGAGTAGGAGAGATTCCAAGAGAGAATACAGCACCTATTTCATGTCCAAGCTGTTCAGGTAAAGGATTGCTTCCATTAAATCCATTCGAGCACATTGTTATGCCTATGCCTAAGGCTGGAGAGAATAATGCTATTACTCCTCCTATTGGCTATGTTCAGAAGCAAACTGAGATTGCAAGGCTACAAGAAGAAAGAATCAGACAGCATATTTATGATGCATTGAGTGCTATCAGTATGGAGTTCTTAGCTGAAACTCCAATAGCTCAATCAGGAGTAGCTAAGCAAGTGGATAGAGAAGAGCTTTACAGCTTCGTTCATTCTATTGCTGAGGACATAGTTAGAATTATGGATGAAGTTGTTTATGACATCTTAGCTTGGAGGCACTATGCACAAAATGTAGATGTGAATGAATTACTTCCTTACATTCCAGTACCGGAGAGATATGATATGCTTAGTGGAAAGGTATTAGTAGATGAACTTACATCTATGGTACAAGCTAAAGTTGATCCTGCAATCATTAACGCAGCACAGATTGAGTTAGCAGATAAGAAATTTAACGAGTCAAAAGTAAAAGACCTAGTGATATTAAAGCTTAAACTTGATCCTTTCGCAGGAGTACCTGAAGAAAATATCAGCTTGCAAAGAACATTTGGAGCAGTAGATCAGAATGATTTAGTTGTACATGCAAACATCAGTAAATTTGTTACGAGAGCCTTATCAGAAGTGGATGGCTTTGCAGATTTATCATATAGTGAGCAAGAGCAAATCATGCAGAAATACGCTGCTGAATTTAAGAAACCATTACCTCCAACTACATTAGCATAATAGATGGCTAAAGCAGATGCAATAATAAGGCAGATTACAGACCTTATAGAAGCTCGAATTGATGATTGGAATACTCGTATGCCCAAGATTCAAGAAGATGCCTATAAAGTCGTGCTTGAGCTTTCATCTGAACTTGAAACATCCAACGGACAAATCAAGCCTTCGGTTAAGAACATCAAGACTATTGCAAAGATTAAAGCAGAGCTTGACAAGACTATCTTCAGCAAAGAATATCAGGATGATCTCGATGCAATCATTGAAGATTATAAAACTATCTCAGCATTACAGCGTGATTATTTTACTGCAACGGTAGGCAAATACAAAGTGCCATCAGTGCTTGAGCAGATTCAACAACTTGCACAGGAAAATGTAATCGAGCAACTTGGCCAGGATGCAATAGCAGCCAACTTCACAGGACCAATCAAGGATATACTTGTTAAGAATGTAACTACAGGCGGAAGCAGAGCAGACTTCATCGAGCAAGCAAGAGAGTTTATGCTTAACACTGACACTGGCGATGGAAGATTAGTGAGATACACTAAGCAGATTGTTACAGATAGTTTAAATCAGTTTAGTGCTAACTACAATGCAACGCTTACTGATGACTTAGGATTAGTATGGTATAAGTATGATGGCTCT